ATAGTTTTAAAAGCTGAAGACTTTTTTATAAAAGATATGTCTGATATTGCAAGCTTTAGAGTTATAAGAGATTTGTCTAAGAATATGTCTGAATCTCAAATAAAAAAAATAGCTAATATGGTAGATAAAATTAAAAAAGAAAGTTATGTATACGCCAATAGACATAATAAAAACTTCAGTAATCAAACTAACTTATCTAAAAAAGAACTAGCTGAGTTTCAACAAGTTGCAGATGAGGTATTTAGTGAGCCACAATCTAGAGCTAGGGATCAATTTGAAATTGATAATTTAATAAGAGTAGATAAGTCTAATTTAGATTTACAAAGTAGAAGACTTTATGATGCTATGATGCTTGGCACTATTTGGAAAGGTAAAGCTGATATAGTTGAAGCTAAAATAAAAGACAGTAAAAATAAAAGTGAAAACTTTATTAAAGAAATGGACAAGTTAAAGTTTGAGTCAGCTAAAACTTCATTGTCTAGAGTTGGTTATGCCTCAGAAGCTATTCCTGATGTATCCGTAAAAAGAATGCTTAGCGAATATCAAAAAATGTTTGATACTGCTGTAGAAAAAAGTGACCCTAAGTTTCTTGAAACATATAAAAACAAAGCTGAAAACATTGATAAAGTAGTAGAAGGTGGTAAGCCAATAGAAGACCCTTACAAAGACGAAGCTACTGGTAAGTATATTGATGAAATACAGCCTTATCTTGGTCTTAAGAAAGGTAAAATGACTAAAGAAGAAGCTGATGTTGGTCGTGATATTATTGCAGCTATAGATCATTACCCTAATCAAATAGGAACTAAACTAAATGGATTTTTTAGAGATGTTACTGGAGCTGATTTAAATACAGCTTCGTTTGAAAGCTTTAAAGTTTTTAGAAATTATCTTAATGAAACAAGAAATGGTACATGGTGGAGCAATATACTAGGCAAGCCTAATAATGAAATTAGTAAATGGTATTACTATATGTTCCCAAGAACAATAGACATGGATGTTGCTAGAAGAGAATTAAAATTAGTACAATCTAGAAATGTGGTAGAAACTAAAGGCGGTAGAAAACTTTTAAAAACTTTTACTCCTGAAGGAACAATGGTTGGCATACAAAAACCTGTACACGAAATGACTTCACAAGCTACAGAAACATTTGAAAGAGAAAATGCTTTGTGGCAAGAAAAGATTAGTCCTTACGTTGATCAAATTCCTGAAGGTAGGCAGCTATGGAGATATGCTCAGCGTGAAAGAGAGCTTGGCATGGTTAAGTCTATTAGAGACAATGAATCTAATAGTGAAAAAACTTACAATGTTAAATCAAGACATTATATAGATAAGTATAATGAAATACGAAAAGAAATAAATTGGGATACAACAAAAGAAAAAACTTATGATGTACAAGTTGGTGGAAAAAATTTAAAATTAACTGGTAGAGAAGTAGTTGATAATATTAAAAAATTAACTACAGACCAATACATTAGAATGGGTAATTATATTCAGGGTAAGAAATTTTACAGAGATATAGAAACTGAGTATGATAAATTATATTCTGATTTACAAAACAAAGTTCCTGAGGTTTATGAAAGAGTAGTTATTGATAGATTTTTAAAACAATATGATAAGACTGCGTTAGCAGGTAAACCTCTTGACATATCTTTAGGACTTGATGGTTTCCAAAGATTAATGCATGACCAACAAGTATCCTTGTTTATGAATAATGCTAATATAAGAGCAGAGCTTAGAAAAAGAGCTCCAGGACAAACTAGATTAAGAGACCCTAATAGTTTTTTTGCTCATTATGGAGGCGATAGGAAAGCTGCAACTAAAGATTTAATGGAACTTATAGAAGCTATACATAATAATAAGGCGTTATCCAAAAAAGAAAAGACTGAAGAAATAACTAAACAAATTTGGAACTATAAACAACTTACTAGAGACTTTAATCACAGCCTTGATCCCATGCTTAACAATGAGATCGTACGAGATGTGTTAAATGATATAGTTGTTAAGAAAAAAAGCTCTAAAGAAGCTTTAAATAAAATACAAAAATATACTAGAATTGGTAATCAGTTAGGCAGAGAAGCTCATATACCTGGATGGAGTGTAGAGCCTGAAGTTATGCCACAATATATGAAAAATGTTTTTGATAGTATGTATAAACATGCTGCTCAAATAAAAGTAAATGATCAGATTAATACATTTGCTAAAGATTTTTATAAAAAAACAGGTGACCGTGACCTTACTCAAAGGTGGGTAGATTTTTACACAATGTATGCACAGGATGCTATGGGTTATCCACAACAAATACCCACTAGAATACTTAATGACCCTAAAATGGGTATAAAAGGTACTCCTTTTGCTTATGTTAATGATACTGGAACTCTAAACTTTGTTAATAAGGTTAGAAAAAAGCTTGGCATTAATGAAAAACTAAAAGGTTTGCCTGAAGAAATGAAAGACTTTGACCATGCTACGCTGACAAGGTGGGGCAATCTTGAGGCTAAGTATCAGTTAGCTACTCTCCTTGCTCACCCTAAGAGTGCAGTTGCTAACCTCTATGGTGGTAGTGTACATACTCTTGTGTCTACTGGTTTTGGGCATTTTAAAAATGCTAGAGATATAAATTATTTAAAAACAAATGTTAATAGCGAATGGAAAGACATGACAGATGTTACTAATTGGGTAAAGAATCTTGGCGTAGTAGAGGACTTTATACTTTACGAAGCTGGTTTTAATCCAAAGTTTAAAGAAAGAAACTTTAAACAATTTTTAGATGAAGCTGTTAATGTTATTAAAAAGAATCCTGATGCACCTACTGCTACACTAAAAGAAGTAGGCAGAAAATATGGTATTACAGATAGAGTATTTAATAAAGCTGCATGGTTTATGCGTAGACCTGAAAGAACGTTAAGAAGAGATGCATTTATGGCTCATTATCTACAAGCTAAAGAAAAGTTTGCTGGAGCTATATCTAAATACGATGATCCTATTCTTATTAAAATGGGTAAAGAAGGTGTTAAATCTACACAGTTTTTATATTCTGCACCATTTAGACCAGCTTTTGCTAGGTCTGCTATGGGTAAAGCATTAACAAGATTTCAACTCTGGGCTTGGAACTCTGTAAGGTTTAGAGGTGATGTATTACGGGAAGCTAGGATAAGAGGATTTAAAGAAGGTACTCCTGAATTTGATAGATTTAAGAGACTAGCTACTATGGATTTACTAATGTTTGGGTTGGCAAATACATTTATGTATTCCATATTTGAAAACACGTTACCTCAGCCCTGGTCATGGGCTCAAGACCTTGCAGACTGGTCGTTTGGAAATGAAAAAGAACGTAGTAGAGCATTCTTTGGTACTTACCCTACTGCTTTAGCACCTTTACAAGCTATTACCCCTCCATTAGGTAGACCTTTACCTGGATTATTTAAAGCTATCGTTAATGATGATTATACTAGTTTAGGTGGTTATTATGCTTGGAGTATGATTCCATTTGGTAGAGTGGGATATGATATATTTGGTAATGTGCTGCAAGGCGGTAAAGGTGGCTTAATTGAAAATCCATATAGAATGGTTGAAAAGGTAAGTGGATTACCCTATCAACAAATACCTAGACAGTTAACAAAATACAGAGATACTGATATGCTTAGACCTGGATTTTTATTTGAAAGAGGTGAGGAGGCTAAGAAAACATAAAACTTAACCCCCTCTTTGAGGTTGTAACTATCTCTTAGGAAGAAGTAAGTAAAAAACCTAAGCTTAATACAGATAGTTACTTGTGCATGACAAATTTATTAAAATAATCACAGCCTTTTTCTACAGTGCACGGCTTACCTGACTTTTTTGAATCTATTGATAAAAATACTGGAGACCATCTATTACGATCTAAATATCCTTTGTCAATATATACATTACAACCAATGCAGTTCCCAAGACTCCAATTAGCACACTCATTCTGTGCTTTCTTTTTCATTTTTATTGCGTTCTGCTTCAATGTTTTCTTTTTCTTTCATCAATCTTAACATAAATGCAGTTAAATATACGCACAAATCAAGTGCTTCTTCAACTGCTTCATAAAAGTTGTCCCTTGTAATGTCATCTTGTGGTAATATAGGCACATTTTGATGATAACGTTGAGCTCCTAGCTTTAATCTCTCTTGGATAAGTTCGATAATAAGGTCGTTATTTTGAACTAAATGTTTTTGATCTTTTGTTATTTTATACTTATTTATTTGTGATTGCATTTCGTCAAGTTTGCGTTCCATCTCTTTGTATGCGAATCCTGACTCCATTAACAATTGCTCTAAATGAGCAATTTTGTTTCTCATCATTTCTTTATTAGTCATCGCATACCTCACAATCGGGCTTACCTTGATTGTAATAATCTCTTTCTATTCCTGTTTCGGAGCCAACACTGACACTTTGAGTGTCGTCTCCTTCACTCATTTCTTCTTCTATTTCTTTGATTATGTCTTGAGATTCTAACATTTCATCGTTATTTCCATTAATATAAGCTTCTGCACTATAGTTTTGTAAAGCTGTTAATATGATTTTTGCTTGTTCTTTGGTTACTTTCATTAGTAACGTCCTCCTTTTGCTAATTTTCTTAGCACATATTCTTTTGTTTCATTTTTAAGTGTTTCTACCCATAGCATAAGTTCTATAAAATCTTCCTCATCCAATGGGCCTTTTCTAGTATTGCAGCTTTTACATATAAGCTGCAGATTGTCTACTGTACTGTTACCGCTTTTAGCAAGAGGTATAATGTGATCACATACCATATTGCGTAATGTCATTTTTTTATCACAGTAACGACAACCTTTACCGTATGATTCATAAAACATTTTCCGAAGTTCTTCCATATCAATTTTAAATAATACGTTATTATCTTCAGATCGTTTCTTAAGGGAGGATTTGAGACTTTGCATTTTTCTCTGTAGCTTTGTGTAAGCAATCTTCCAATAAGTACGATGATGAGGCTCTAATACCTCTTTAAACATTTCTTTATCATACTTCATAATTATAAGGGCTCAGCGTAGGTGTTTTTACTCACTGTCTATGCGTTTCGGAGCTTATATGAAATCCATAGAACAACTGAGCCCTATATAATTTAACGTTAAGATTTTGTAACATACAAGCGTTATGTGCGTTTTACTCTCTTAACTAGGTTTATATCAATGCCTGGTGGCATCTCTTGACCAGCCTTAAATGCATCTATTGCTGCTTTTCTGGCTTTTACTTTATCTAATTTCTCAACTATTTCAACTTTTTTATAATCATTAGATATTGTATGTGCATCAACTTCGACTGGCCCAAACGTTTCATAGAGTTTGTATCTAGATGTAGCAGTTTCGTATACACCATCTTCATTACCCACTTCTTGTATAACGGCAGGTAATAGCTTTTTGTTAAAGAAATCTTTTGTTCTTTCTAAGCCTTTTCTTCTTGTCTTTAACCTGTGTATTTCATCTTTTAATGCTTCTACTTCTGCATCAACCAAATGCTCTCTTTTGTTAAGTTCGACCATAAAATAGTCTATATTCTGTACTTTATGCTTAACTTGTGTTTGGAGTTTTGTTTGTTCTTCTTCTAGCTCATCTTGTCTTTCTGAGTCTTCTGTTATAGCAAGTTCTTGCTCAACATCAATTAATTCACCAATGAGCTCTGTTGTACTTTTATTTATTACCATGATCACTCCTGGATTGTAAACCTTTTGCCAAGTACTTTACTGTACATGGTAGGTTTTTTCTTTAAACGAAATGATGGTGTCCAATTAAGTTCTACTTCAAATAGATCACCATCACTGTTTTTGTATATGCTCATCTTTTTATCTGCTGTTTCAGATGAACCAGTAATCCCTATAACTTTACGTGATGCATTTTCTATTGCACCACTACCTTTAGCAGCGTATAAATCCATTATTTGATTGCGAGAATAATCTCTTGATACTTGTGATATTTGCACAATAATAATGTCTTCGTTTACTGCTATATTAGATAAACTATGACTAATGTAATTTAGCTTTTCGTACTCTCCACGTTTATTGTAAGGTACATCAACTAAATCTATATAGTCTATAACAACACATTTAGGTTGCAGCTGCTTTATCTTTTCTTGTATTTGTTGTATTGTAGGGCTTATTGATTGCATAATTATATGACTTAGCTCTTCTTTGTGGTATTCATATAATTCTTGATAGTTTTTAACTACTTCATCTTTACTAGTTCCTGATACTATTTGCAGATTACGTCTATGCATTACAAAACCAGATAACTCTAATGATAAAAATAATGTAGGTATTTGTGCTTCTTTCTTGATCTCGTCATCTTCAGCATTATAGCCTAACACAATATTTTGTGCTAGTGCTGTTTTGTTAGCACCCGTAGAACCAAATATAGTTACTAATTCACCTGGATATACTGTTGCATCTTTATCTTCTACTCCAAATAACTTAGCTAAATCTATAACACGACCTGAAAAATCTGTTTCTAGCCGTGATGCTAGTTCTGTTTGTAACTCATCACTACTTTTAACATCTACAAGGTAATCTTTACGTTTATAATGTATGCAATTAGGTTGACAATGTTTTTCCATTAACACATCTTTACAGCCGTATTTATATCCACCACTATATGTGTCTTCTACTTTTTTAATAATAACAGCATCTTCTAATTGTCCATTATTCCAATGTAATAATGCAGCTTTTGCAGCTTCACTAGGTATACCATGTCTAAAGAAATGGGACGCTATTCGCATCAAAGTATTATTTCTTGAACCTTCTTCAGGGCCAAGTTTATACATCTTTTGAACACATGGTACTATATTAGTGGGTTCTGCATTTGATTGCAGCACTCTTACTTTTGGTACTTCTGTGATTACTTTGTCTTCTAATTCACCATCTCCCCATATAGGCTCTCTGTTAAGCTTGACTTGATTCCTGGCTTTGTCTTTTATATCTTCTGCTTTGTTTCTGCTTAACTGAGAATTGGTAAGTGGTATTTTATACAGATTTGATTTTTGATTTAATGTATTTTCACATCTGTATATTGATGTTCTATTGTATACGGATAAATCTACATCACCAAATAAATTATTCATTGTTTCTTTAACAATAAATGGTAAATCACTTGTTCCTTGTGGAAAATTAAATACTTCCTCACTTATTTCAATGTGATATCCAGTGCCGCTATAGTAGATTTGATATGATCTTTTTTGTACACCAAGTTCTTCTAACTCAAACAATACACTTTTTGTTTTGTTAAGTGTATAATCATCTGTATTCTGTCCTTTATCTATGTCAATTAATACATTATTTATGTATCTTTTTCCTAAAAAGTCTTTAAACGTTCTTTTTATTTTATGATAACTTTTACCCTCTTCGTCATACAAATATAAACTTTTGTATATTGCTTGTTTTTTTCCGTCTGATAATAGAATATCTATCAGTTGTTCTTTAGGAATAAGCAGCCCTCTGTTACGAGGGCTACCTATTGCTATTTCGTGATAGAGTTGCACTAGAATTTATCGAATGTAGCAGAGCTAGATGCGGTACTAGCTACTCCATTTGAAACTACTGGCTTTTCTGTATTATCATGTTCTATGATATACTTATTTACCTTCATCCAATCTACATAACTCTCTAAATCTGCTTTATCAGCAGGAGTGTTTTTTGCGATCTTAGAACATACTGTTGGATATGATTTTCCAGCTTTCTTATTATATTTATCCCATGTAAAGATATAATATTTATGATCATCTTCGTCATCATTTTTAACAGTGCCGTAGTTATTTGCAGTAAAATGTAAATTAAGATAACTAGTTATATCCTTGATGTCTTTATCGTTTTCATCAATCCAGTTACCTTCTTTATTTACACCACCTTTCCAATCTAGTGCGTCACAAAGGTACACTATCTTTTTTAATAATCCACTATCACCTGATATATCATTATTAGATTCTCTTTCAAAAGTTCCTAATAATGCATATTTATAAGGATATTGTGAATTACCGTTTCTAAAATAAAATTCTAGAAACATATCCATGTTTGGATAATCGTCTGATTTGTCTACAACATCAGTTAATGCAACTTCTTGGAAACCAAGCCATTTTGGTGTTCCACTAAATGATGTTTCTTTGTTTTCGGTATTCGTACCTCTGAATGCCATTTTTACTCCTGTTCTTTGTATTTTAGGATTTCGTTCATTACGCTACTATAATCAAAGTCAAGAACTTTCTGGGCAAGTGGTTTTAACCTGCTGCCTACAGTTCTTTCATCATAAGCTTTAAAAGAAACATAGAATTTTCCATCTTCTTTACTAGCTGTAGCGTACCCTATCACATCTGCTGTTGCAGTTAAAGCATATGAGAGACCACGTGGTAACTCTGGCCCTAACTGACTTTTTCCATCTGTTATGACAGTTGTTTTTGCATGCGATATTAATATTAGGTTTCTACCTAATTGCTTGCATAATGTTTGAAATTTCTTGACTATATCAAGATTTTTCTTTCTTGCTTGAGCCCAGTCTGCACCCCAAGATGCACCTTCACCCATTGCTGCTTGTCCACGTTCATCACAAACTTCTGCTTCTATCCATCTGTTTACGTGGTCTATGGTATCTATAACGATTGTGTCGTATGGAAGGGATTTAAGGTTTTCTTTTAACCAAAAGTATACTTCTATCATAGAATATACTTCCATAGGTTTACCTATATCATCACCTGTTCTATTGTAATACCCACGTTCATTATTAGGTACTGGTTCTATTACAGGTTTACCACTTTTAGTTACTTGCTTACCATCAACCATTTGCGGCCTGGTAGGAGTATTTAAAGATGTAACTGTAACAGTATTTGCTTTGTTGACAAAGTCTGACCCTAAGTCTGTATCAATTAATAATACACCTTCAGAGCCTTTGTCACTCCACTTACTAGCCTGTGTAGTTTTACCCGATTTAGGCTGACCGATAAAATACCAAGTCAGCCCATAGGGCAATTTAGACCAGTCAGTAGATACTTTTCTAACTGAAATGTCCATAGTTATCCTTTTATTATAAGATTGTCAGTTCGTATTTTGAGTGGCATTAAGCCAATCCAAATATACTGATAGTACGGTTTATCTGCAACAACATTAAACACTTGATCTACTCCAAAACCTCCTACTATGGAAGCTGTAAAGATAGTATGTTTCATTGTGCAGGCTTCTTGGCTTATCTCATGAGTAGGAGACCATGTTTCTAGGTAATTATCTACGTCTTTGGTTGCTGTAACAATTTCCATTGACATAGCACCCATACGTAAATCTAAAAACATTTTCCTATTATCTTGTTCTAGCCATTTATTATACGCACATAGTCTAACTTCCATATTATCAGCACATACAAT